GCACTATGGCAACCTTGTTAAAATAAACATAAAATCTGAATTTGTAAGTGAGGCAGTGGCATTGTTATAAATTCTTACTCTGAAATAACTTGAGCTTTTTACAGAAACGACATACTCTCTAGTGCTTGAATTGATTGGCACAATCGTCACTGCGTAATCATATGTACTCAAACTATGAGTGACTGTATACACCCCTGTTGAGTTGTTTGTGACACTCCAACCTCCCTCATTTCCCTCACTCACATAACTGTCACCGTCGTATACTGTTCCAAAATAAGTCACAGGTTGGTCTATTCCTTGATACACCTCTGTTCCATTGTGCCAAAAGTCATACCATTGATTTGATATATTTCCAAGGTCAAGACCTGAACCTGACGGTGCAAAATAACTACCAGAATAACTCATAATAAATCTAATTGTACCGTTAAATAGAAAAGCAATTGAGCCTGACGAGCCTGCGTCTAAATATATATTTGAGGTTGAGGTTTCGCCTTTTAATAAGAAAGAGGAACTTGCTGCGTATGTTGAGGCAATCAAAGTACCGCTTGAATTGTAATATGAGGCAAGGGTTGAATATAAAACAACTCTCTGCCCTGACGTTGCTGTTGAAAGAGTAGTACCAGTTATAGTTGAACCTGTAATTGTACTAGCACTCATACTTGCAGACGCAATACTACCTGTAAAATAAGCATTGCCTGCACTATCAATATAAAATGTTGTTGAACCACTTTGACGCCCATAAATTCCTGAACTATCTACACGCACACCGTTTGTTGGTAGTGACTTTGCTGATAGTTGAGAATTTAAAAATCCTTTGATTATTTCACCAGAGGAATTAAGCCCTGAATAGCCATAACTTGCCCCCAAGACCTCATTGAATGTTGTTTTTTTGTAAGTTGAACCGTTTGCAATATCGTCCAAAGTTCCTGAAAGAGTACCAAGAGAAAGAGACGTTGCCACAACATTGCCGTCCATATCAACACTGAATGGTGCAGCTGCAAACGTTTCAGCTCCAAGCCACAATCCTTGTTGGTCAACTCTCATAACTTTAGCCCCATAACCAACCTGTAATTCTTGCACGTCTCTAAAGAATTGAGAACCATAGCGAACGTCACTCTTTGGCTCAAGAGGTTGTATTGGAATATTTATGTATGGTGTTATTACTTCGTCAGGCATATTACTTTTTTCCTAGTCTTAAAGCACGCTTATTTTTAATGGTTTTTGACAATTCGTTTATAAAATCCTCATTCTTTTTAGTCTCGTCATTTCGTGATTTCATTGAGGCAACAACCTTATTCTGCTCACTCTCAATAACCGACAATGATTTTATTTCGTCTTTTGATAAATCTGTATTTGGTTTCTCGTTTGTTTTTGCCATATTATGCGTCAACATTAACCTCTGCCATTTCAACCTCGGGAGCAAGGTTTGCACTTGCCACAAGATTAACTTTTAATTGAACTCTCACTGCGTCATTCACGTCAACCTCTGTTGCAAGTATCATTCTTTTTGTATCAACTCTTGCGCCGATTGCAGTACCGAAAGAACTATCTGCATTTACTTTTTTCTGAACAGAAAGCGAGGTACCTGTTGGGAGTGACCTGTATGCGACGTTTACCAAACCATAATTAAGTAATTTTGTTCTGTCTGCCATTATTACTCTTGTTGTGAAATAGGCGAGTGTTGCCTTTGCTGTAAGGTCAAGGATATCAACCCCGTATGTAGTGCTACCGTTTGTATCTTTCCAAGACACAGTGAATTGGTCAGAACTGACAGGGCAAATTGCTCCAATTTCAATACCTGCTAAATTACTTGTTGAGATTGCGTATTCAAGGTTCAAAATAAATGGGTAATTTCTGTTTGTGCGTCCAAGAGAATAAACACCTTGGTTAGCAGGATTTGCGTTGATATTTGAGAAACCAAAGAGAGGCAAGCCGTTGAAATTAAACTTGGCATTTGGGTGTACATATCCCTTTGCTGCGAGTGTAAAGACACCCTTAACGCATTTATATTCCTCAAGTGAGGTTCCATTGTACATATACAAATTTCCTTTCGTCCCTGCGTTCACAATGACATTATTGTCGGTATCAAGGAAACAATTAACTCCAACCTCGGGAATAGGGTCAGAGGTTGAAAATGACACACTCCAAGTATTCCACCTTATTATTTCTGTTTCAGTTACATTGTCAGAAACGTATGTACCAATCAATAAATCAGTATTTAAACGTCCAAGACTTTTAATTCGTAGAGGTGCAGCAATATCAAGAGCATTTGCCGAGAATGTAGCCACGTCAACCTGTGCCACATAGTTTTTGTCACCAATATACAAAACCATACTGACAATTTTCATAGGGTGCCAATCGGCGTCTGTATTTGTGAATGTAGCCCAACTGTCATTTCTTGTACTCCAAGCTGTACCAATTTGCCAACGTCCAAGACGTGATTGCATTGCGTAATAAATATAACCTTGATATTCTTTGGCGTCTAAAATTCCAACAGCGCCTGCGGCAGGTGCAGCCGTTGCCTCAAGTGACCAAGTACCTGCACTTGTTCTTTTCCAAATCTTGCCGTTTGTTGAGCCAAAGTGATATGTACTACCGTCTGAACAAGGGACTGACGCTTTGACAAAATCGTCAACAATAGAGCCACTTTCTTTTGTAAGTTTTTGATTGACTTTTATCACTCCACTTTCAGAATGTAAATCAAGACCAACAAGTTCAGCAACACTGTTCTCGCCTCCAAGATAGTCACTGTCTGCAATTCCGCCCAAGTTTAAATTTTTTATTTCTATTTTTGCCATATAATTATTTTAATTTATCCAATATAATTGCTTGTTGGGTTTGTAATATCGTAATTTGATTTTGTTGTGACTGAACTGCGGTCACAGTTTCTTTTAATTGTTGAGCAAGGTCTTGAGTATGCAAAAGGTGGTTTGAGTTGATTGTTGAAATATCCTTTTGAATAAGGGCAACGTCTTGTTTCATTTGGTAGTAAGGCGAAACAACTCCGATAACAAAACCAACAATACCAATAATAAATTTAACCTCACTTGAGAGTATTGCTCTTATAAGGTTACCTGTTGCTGATACGTTTTGTTTTGATTTTGCCATTTTTATAAAAAAATTAAATTATTAAATAATTCTTGGCTGTGGCGTCCAAGTGCCTTGCACTCTTGGCTGCGCAGTCCAAAGTCCCCCGACCTTACGAGGACTTAATACTGAAAATGTTGCTGAAACAACAGAACTATCAACAGTCATATTTCTTTCGGCTGTTATTGTTGGTGACTGAATGCTAAATGTAAGAGAAATTACACTTGCGTTGAACATTGCATTTGTCTCTGCTGTAATAGTTGGAGTTTCAATGTTAAATGTGGCTGTTTGTACCCCTGCATTTATCGTTATATTGCTGTCTGCGTTGACTGTTGGTGTCTCAATAGAGAATGTTGCATTTAATGTGTTTGCGTCTATCGTAGCCCCTATTTCAACGCTTGAGGAGGGTATTGAGAACGTTGCTGTAAGTACTCCAACGTCTATGATTGAACCACCTCCAACGGCAGGTGTAGGCATTGAGAAAATAGCCGAGACTGCATTTGGATAAATAATTGAGTCAGGTGTGATTATGTTTGGTGCAGGCAATGAAAATGTCGCACTTAAAACACTTGAGGAAACTATTGCCCCACCTGATATTGCCACTGCCTGACTTGAGAAAGTTGCTGACTGTGCATTTGGTGAAATTGTTGCATTCTGTATTGCTGTAACAGTTACAGTTGGTATTGAAAATGTTGCAGCAACAACAGTGGCTGATACTGTTACGTTTGTTTCTGCCACAGCAATAGAACACATAATTGCACAAGCAGGTGCAGAGGATTGAGTGGCATTTAAACTATAACTACCTGCATTTCCAACAGAACCGTTTGAGTCCATTAACTTACGAGCTTGTGTTGCTGTTACTCTTAACGTAGTACCTGTCCCTGCTGTAATAGCTCCACCATATCCATTTACAAATAAACTAACCAACCAACAATTGTTGGTAAGTGTTGTGAGTGTTGGTGTGATTGACGTAACACTTGAGGTTTGATTATTTATAACATAAGCGTCTGGTTGTCCTGTTTGTTTTGCTCCATTATAAGAGGCTGCAACAACATTTATTTCGTCTTGTGTTGTGCTTGTGGATACTACGATATTGTGTGTTCCAGTATCAGGAGCAACTAAAGCATATAAATAATTCCAACTATCTGCACCGTCACCTTGTGTTTTTGTTATCAGTGTCATAGCGACACCGTTATATGTAACCCCAGTTACTTTGTCATTTCCTCCTGACCCTGCGTCGTAGTTAGAAACACCAACAATCAAAATACGGTCTGCTCCCGAGCAAACGTGTGATACTGTTTTTGAATTTACACCTGTGCCTTGTCCGCTACTTGTTGCGTCTACTGTTATCATAATATTTATTGTTGAGCTTAAAGTGCTCATTCCTGTCAACTATTCGGAAAAGCCAAATAGTTGACAGAGTGAGGACTTGAACAGGCGCCTATCCAAGACTTACCTATTCGTCATTTAGTTGAGGTTCAAAATTCCCTCCGCATTCCACGCAATTGTGAAAGTTCCTGCGGTTGATATTTTATCTGCCCCGAAATCTATATAACAAATAAGCGCCGAGGTGCTTGCTGTTCCTGTACTCTTGTAAAGGACTGCGCCTCTTGCCGTAATTGTGGAGGTTGTCCACGATACGTCGTCAGCGTCAAATACGCCCTCATTGTCGGTGTTGTCTGCCGTTACTGCCTTATTTGCGAGTGCCGCTCCGCCTGCTGTATACCCTGTTCCAGTAACTTCGTTTGTGACGTCGTCAAAGAAATCGTGAGTATCTTGGTCGGGAGTGTAAGTTGAGGTAACGAGAGCAACCTTGATTGTGTCAGTATCCAAATCAATGGAACCGTCCATAATCTTTTTCTTAAAACTGTTGTATATTACGTCAGCCATAGTTGTTATTCGTTAGTCTCACCAAAACGCTCTTTGTACTCGCTCTTAAGTTCAGAAATACGAGCCTTAAGTAATGGCTTTTTAGCCTCTACGTCAGCAAGTTTTTCCTCTAATCTAGTAATTTGGTCATTTAAGCCCTCCTTACTAAACTCAAGAACGCCATTAACACGTCTGAAACCTCTGTTGCCCTCCAAAATTTCACGAACTTTTGCTTGCACGGGTGCAGCAAGAGCAAGGAACGCAGTAACACCCTCGGGTGATTTGCGATATTTTTTTGGATTTTTACAGTAAGCCTCTGCTTGTGTTTTTATGTCTTTTTTATCCATAGCGTTGGTTTGATTGGTTAATAATTTGACCCGTCATTGTAAGGGACGGTGCCTTGGTTCTGTCTGTCAAGGTTTGTGCCTTTGATAGAATTGAGAACCTTTTGCAGGTCTGCGTCATAACTCTGTTCTTTTTCAGTAAGAGGTATGGGCTTTTCTTTAGAGTTCTTATAATCAATAATTACTCCTCTCGCCCATATTTCGTGAGCCTCACGGGGCATACCGTGTGTTGTTGTACTTGGGTCAATAGACATATCGTCAGTTGACGCCAATTTTGCAGTTGTAAGGTCAGCAGGAAATTGGATTGCCCAAAGTTTCAAGCCCTCCGTTACAGCAACAATTTCCTCCCCTGTATAAAGCCAAAGTGATTTGCGAAAAATATCAAACTGATATTTTCCACCAAAAGCCTGTCTGATACTTGCCTCAACTGTTACCCCTCGGTATTGAGTTAAATCAAATTCAGTAAACTTTTTGAACTCTGTGCCCAAGTTAGCAACGCAAGCCTCAACGGCTTTAATATTGCTTAAAATGTTTGCAGGGAAAGAATACTCACGGACACCTGCCTCAAGGTCTCGCAAGTACCACATTCCGAAAATATCCTCGTTGGTCTTTGCGATTTCTTTGGCTATATCGTCCTTACGAACGTTTGCCAAAGCTACCAACTCGGCGTCAGTCAGCGTTGTGCTGTCTGTCTTTGTGTGGAACCTTATGTATGTTGCGAATTCAGTGTATTTCATTGAGGTTGTGTAATTAAGAAACTCTAATAAATTGTGCTCCCTGTCCCACCCCAACCCCCGTAAAGGGGCTGAAAGGGACAAGGAACTGTTACAAGTTACGCAACTGTAACGGTTGGAGTTTTCGGGATAACACGAACAGCAACTGTTCCTGACGCTAGGTCAATGGCACCACCAGTGTTGTTAAGCAACTGGTAAGTTACTGTGTTAGCCGCAGTCACCGCCGCAGTAATTGCGAGGTCTGCAACGTCCAAGCTGAATGAGACAAGAACAAAGTCGCCGAGGGCAGCACCTGTTACAGTGATTTCCCCAACTTCCTCGTCGCCGTCTGCAATAGAGCCTGCGTCGTAGGTTTCAGAGCCGTTTAAGCCTCCGAAATCTGAAAGCATAGCCAAAAGAAGTGTTTTAAGTTCCTTATGAGACTGTGCTGCACTATCTGTGATTATAGGCATAATGTTTTTTCAAATTAACAAACGTGAATAATAGACTACATAAGTGCCTCGTCGGTACTCATACCGTCTTTCATACGAGGTCGGTCAAGACGAAACGCCTCGCCTGCCTCTGTATTTTCAGGTGACATATTATAGTGCCTTTCAATAATGTCTGCGACACCTTGAGGAACTGTAATATATTCACCTTTCGGTAGTACCATTCTGTAACCGTTTATAGTTACACTTTCAAAGGCACCTTTTGAGCCTTTTTTCTCACCAATTCCAAGCGGAACAAATATGCGCACCTTTGGTTGTAATGCCAATGCGTCTTTGACAGTTTTAATGTCAGCACTTATTTCGCTTTCAATGGAACTTTGAGAACGACGGGGTGCGACTTCCCTCTGTATAAGAGGCTTTTCGTCCTCGTCCTCGTCAGCTGCTTTCACAACTGGCTTTGCTACCTTTCCCTTTGCAGGTGTTTTGGTAGGCTTTTCCGCCACTTCCTCCTCGTCGGTATCAGTGTCGGTTTCCTCTACGTCTGCGACGTCTTTTTCGTCGTCCTCAAGCGCAGGGTTTGCTTTTTTCTTGTTGTCCTTTTTAGGCATATATTTAATTCTTTAAATTAAAGGGTTAATAATACGGGCTTTGGCTACCAAGAAGTTGGTTAGGCGGTTACTCCGTGTTCAATACGAGTTATGAAGTCGTTATTGAGGATTTTTGCAACGAAAGTGATTTTCCAACCACTTGTTGCTCTCTGGTCAAGAGGGTCGTCAGTACCTGCTGAACCCAAAGGTTTAACAATGTTCTTAACAGCCTCACCTGATACACGAGTTGTACCGTAAGCCTCTGCACCAAAGATAATGGTTGCGTAAACGTCGGCAGAACTTTCGCCCTCGCCTGTGAATACTTTTGCGTTTGGACTTTCAACAAAGCGAACTTCGTCAACTGCCCCAACTTCATTATCCATAGCTTGCTTTGTACTTGCGTACTTTTCAACAGGCACCCAACCAGTTACTCCCTTTAAGTCGTAAGTAGTATTTGGGTGAACCAAACCAATGAAAGCGGCATTGATTGGAGTTGTGTTTATTCCAGTCTCTGCGTTTATCATACGGCTGATTTTCTTTGCCTTGTTGTTCTTTAACAAACGTACAGCTTTCTTAATAAATACGTCAGTTATGATATCAGTTGCTGCAACGTGTGAACGTTGAGTTGAACCTGAACCAACATAAAAGACAGAAGTACCAGCGGCTAGAATGTCACGAGTAATTTGGTCAATCGTGTCACCCATTTGGTCGCCAAGTATTTCGGCTGTTTCCATTAAGATTGGGTCTTCACTTTCGTAATCAAGTACGTCTGTAATTGTTACGAAGTCACCATATTGAGCAACTGTTGCTGTAATATCTGTGACTGATAGTGACGAACCTACTGGCGTTACTCCCTCGGACAACGCTGTTGTAGCGGCTGCCAAGTTTCCATAACGTCTAAATTTAATCGTGTTAGTACCTGCTCTGCGAGGTATATCACGAACCTGTGCCCAACGTGAGTGGATAAATGCAGGAACAGCTCTCATTAAGAGTGTCTTGTCATAAAACGCATTCACTTCGGCAGGGATTTGAGTTCTTGTTGTGTTTCCCATTTTAGTAAATATAATTAACTAATAATAATGTTTAAGGTTTTAGTATCTATCAGCGAGCTTTGAACGCACCTCAAGCTGCTTTGCCTCAAGTTCTGCTTTTGTCATATTTGCAGCACTCTTAACTCCGCCTGCGTCTTGTGCACCTCCGCCACTTTTAGTTTTCTTTGCCTCATTGTCAGCGATTTTGCCCCTCTTTGCACCGATTTTTAAGAGGTCTGCACCTGCTACTCCATAAAATATTTCCGAAATCGGAACGTCTTTACGGCTAGGGTGAGACATATACTTTCGGGCTTTAGCCTCGTACGGCTTAAAGTCAGGATTGGAAGTCAAGAAATCTTTTATTTCTTGTTCGTCCTGTTGCTTTGCCTCTTTTTCAACGAAAGGCTTAAGGGCTTTTTCAACGACTTTACCAATGGTTTTTTCGTCCTCTGGGTCAATGTCGTCGTCCTCGTCGTCTTTTGAGGTCTTTGACTTATCGTCGCCTTTTTTCGCATTTCTGCGTTCTTGGCGTTCCTTGATAAAATCAATCGGACGCTTACGAGTTGGAGGCTCTTTGTCCTCGTCGTCGTCTTTCTTAGTGTCCTTGGAGGTAGATTTGTCAGACTTTTTATCGTCTGCGTCGTCCTCGTCGTCGTCGGTTTCCTCCTCGTCGTCAGAACCGTCGTCGTTGTTATCGTCAGCGTCGTCACCCTCCTTGGTGTCGTCGTCTGCGCCATTCTTATTTTCAGAGGTCTTGGTTTCCTCCTCACCTGCTTTATCAAGGTTGTCCTCACCTTGTTTGGTGGTTTCAGTCTCTCCCATAGTGTTATAATTAACTTTTTTAATACTCAACTCCTTGGAAAAATGGGGTTTTAAAACCAAGAAATTGGACGCTCTTTGTGTCGGGACTAGCGACCAAAGGGTTGCGATTTGATTATCCCGAGCCTATTGGCTCGGTGAGAGTAGCAGGTTGCAAAAGGACAAATCGCCAAAGCCCAAGCATTACTACCCTCACCGAACCAACAAACCCGATTAACTATTTTATTTTAAAAGAACTTTACTTGATTAACCTTTCCTTTCTTTCACTTTCGCATACGGGTCATATTCGGGTATCTCTGTTGGTTTCTGATTGAAACGGGCAATGATTTCATTTGGCTTATTAAGCAGTTCCTCAAGGTAAGCGAGCTTATCTCTCAACCTGTCGCATTCCGTCTCTGTGAGGGGCGTTTTGCCGTCCTCGGGGTCTAATTTACGGAGTATTGCTGCCTCAAGGATTGCAATATTACCCTCAAAGACTTGTTTCAATAAAAGCCAACCTCTGTCTTGCTGTAATGACCTTAATGCGTCAATAACGTCAAGCGCTTGTTCTGGTTTATCAATTGATAAATCAAACTTTGTGTGTTTCTTAACTGTCTTATTATTTTTTGGTGATTTTTTTGTTGCCATATATTTACATTGTTACGTTAGCCTCATTAACTGGTGCCTTTGTTCCTGAACCCTGTTGCATACCTTGTCCGCCAGTTGGGTTTTGAGCACTTGGCAATTGAGGTATTAAATCAGGTCTGACACGAGCCAAGAGCATTGCTCTCTTGTGTGCCTCAATGTGGGCATACTTGGCAGGTGTATCAGAAAGTTTATTGTGTATTTCAAGGTGAGTGATATGGTCGTCTGTTGGTAATACTTCGGCAATTTCGTCTCTCTCAAGTATTTGGTTTTCGTCGTCAGCTCTTAATTCCTCAATAGTTGGGGGCAAGAGTAGGTCAATTTCGTCTTTCTTTAAACCTTTTAATTTACCAAGTCTCTTAAATCCATAACGTAGATTTGCTGTTGGGTCTTGAGCAATGATTGAAAGAAATCCCTCAAAGTTTCTGCTCTTGTTGAATTGCTTTGCCTCTGATAAGACACGACTTTCAACTGATACGTCCAAATCTGTTTTTGAGACAATATCCTCACGTCTGAATGGTCTGTATTGAGCACCGAGAGCACCGACTACACGCACAATCTTTTCGTCTATACCGTCCTTAAAGTGGTCTCTATAAAGTTGGTGCCATTGCCTCCAAAATCTTTTTTCTGACCAACCGAATATCTTGGCAGAGAGTGAGTAACGTGTATCAACTTTCTGATTTTGCAATGAAAGTTCTGTTGCACTTCTCTTTGTATCACCACGAGCACCTTGCTGAATATCAGGTGTTGCGGTTGCCTTTTGAGCAGCGCTATCAAGCACGTCCATAATGTATTGAACCTCTTGCTTAACTTGGTCTTTAGGCATTGTGATAACAGCGTTTGTTGTATCACCGTCAACTGGTATAAATTTATTGAAATCAAAATTGAGGTCAGCACGGTTCTTAATTTTATTTGTGTTGAACAAATACATAGGGTGTAAGTTTGCTTTTGCTCCCTTAAGTCCTAGGTTCTGCAAGACGGCTCTTGCTCTTTGTTTATCCTCAACCAAGTCAGGAATAGAAATACCGTCAAATGAGTTTGGTAATGGATAGATACGTCTGTCTTGAACAGGAATATCTTTTGTTTTTAATTCGTGGTATCTGATAACCTTTCTGCGATTGTCTGCGAGAGTTACAAAGATACGCTTGCCTTTCCACATTGTGAACCATTCCAAACAACGGTGGTCAACGTTATCACCCTTTAAACCAGTGAATTTTGACGTCTGTTGCAAGCCTCGTGCCTCTTGTGAAAGAGTTTCAGCCTCGTCAGTGAATGAACGCAAATCTTTTGTTTCATTCTTTAAATTATCGTATCCAAAATAAACACCTGCGTCGTCCATATCACCTTTTGTGAGACGAACTTCACGACCCATAAAACGAGCACGTCCTCGTCCTCGTAAGTCACCATTAACACTTGTGGCTCTAGGGTCAACAATAACTGTCATTCTGTTCCAGTATTCAGGAATAGGCAGCATTCTTTCACGGTCAAATTCCATTAAACAAACAAGACCTGTTCCGTAAAATGTTGCGTCCCAATCCCAATTGTAATCAAGTACGTCCTTTTCCATTTCCTCTGCGTCGTATTCAGCAAGAGTTGTATCATTTTCAGCCACGTCCTCGTCACCTTGTTCACGTGGTACGAAAGTAACATTTAATTTGTCGTCATAGAGTGACGCCAAGACTGTTTGGTGTATTGTGAAAAGCAACGGGTCACCGACTGCCTCCTTGTCACGCTTTTGGTTGTTATACAACTTTAAACGTACACCAAATTCGTCAAATTTAGGTTTGAAAGACCACCAACCAAGATTGTATTCAGTCTCTATTTGTTCAATAAGAGAACTGAAATCAGTCTTTGAAAGTGTATCAAGCTCCGCCTTAAGTTCGTCAACTTCCATTTCGTCAGTATCCAAAACAGGTTGGGCTTTCTTTGGTTTCAAAACCTTTTTATTTTTTTTAATGTTTTTTGTAGGCATAGTTTTTATTTATCAAAACGTGACCCTGTTCCACCTGAACGTCTTTTTGCATATTCCATTTCAAATGCTTTACCTGACATAGGCGCTTTCTTTTCTTTCTTGTCGTCCATTTCACAACCAACCTTTGTAATCTTAAATGAGGCTCTTATTTGCTTATCAGTCTCGGCGTCACTCCATTCACTGCCTTGTGACTTGCTCTTAACTTCAACCTCCATAACGAGAGTGTATTTTTTACCAACTTCCATTTCTTTAAGTTCAGGTAAATCGTCGTCACCCAATCTAAATGTTGGATACACTTTTATTTTCTTACTCTCTGACATACTTGGATATGTTTCAGGTATAACTTTGTTCATTTTATCTTTTCCCATAAATTTTATATAAACGTTAAAAACCCACTTACGAGGTGGGGTTAATAAAAAGCGAGACAGCAACAAAGTCTGCATTATTGATTTTTATACTGACTTGTGAGTTTGTTTTCGCCATAATTCTAAAGTGCTAACTTGTAAAATTTTTGGCGATTTGTATTAAATTATTAAAATTGTGTATCCATTACTTTTTTGAAAGGACTGTGTCAATTGTTGCTTGTGCAACCCCGACACAATATTTGCTAATATCGTCTAGTTGTTTTTTTGTATAATCCTTTCCAAGAATTGTTTGTAAAAATGTGCGTGTGGCTACAATGTGACCTCTGTGTAATTTCCCCTTAATGCTCATTAAAATGATAAATACAGAGCCAACATTTACAATGGTGAACGGACACTTTTCGTATTCACTTGTTATTATATCTCGTACTTGCATTGCGTGTTTTAATTATACCACAAGTAGTATTACAAAGTATAGTGCAAGTCAACCTGTGGATAACTATTTTTAATTATAAGGGTCAAAGTTAATTTTCTCTGACTGATTTCTTTTTGGTGGGATAGGGAAATATTGAGGCTCTTGAATAAGAATACGCCCCAAGTCCTCAATCAAGTGGTCGTCCTTATCAATCGGTGCATTCGGTGCGTTCCTTGTTTCAGCCGAGCGACCTTTCAATTCTTGCCAACGCCAGTGTTCAATTTCCCAAATCATTTGCTGACAGTTTTCAAAGACATAAAGTTCAGGTGCTTGTATCATTTCCCCGTTCTCAAGTTTCTGATAGGTCATACTATCCATTATACGTTGGTTTGAGAGTGTTCTTTCCTTACTTGCGTCCTCATACGAACAACCAAGCCCATTTAAACGCTCTGTGAGGCTCTTACCGTCCTCGTCGTGCTGATTAACGATTGAGGCAGAGGGGTCAATCAATTGCTTTACTACACGGTACTGTGAGTGTTTATTCTTGAGTAAATAAGCAAGTTCTTTGGTACCGTTTTCAGGCTTAACCCATAACTCGTCTACAACAAACTTGCGTCCTTTTCTATCAATCGCAACCCAAAGTCCTGCGTCTCTTGTTCTTGGGTGTGGGTCAAGTGCGTGCCAAACAACATACTCTGTTGGGTCAAGCGCAAAAGGTTTAATAACGTGGATTTTTCTGTTCCACCTCTTAAATACCAAACCAACCAAGTGTTGGAATTTTCCATAAATACGGGCTTGCTTTTCCTCCTCTGAATACTCGGCAATGATATTCATAATGTGCTCGTGCTCTAGGTGACCACGCACTCCGTGAGTTTTACAAGCACTCTCAATACCTGCCTCAATGTAAGCAACCTTACGAGTATATTCAGCAGTAACTCCGCCCTCCTCACTTGTGATTTCAATTTTATAATTTCCTTTAGCAAAGGCGTCATAAAGATACGCAGAACCTGCAAGAGGTGTTGCGGTTATGATAATCATTCCTCCCTTACGCATACGGGAAACTGTGGCTTTAAATATAGCCTCTGGTGGTGGTTCGTCAAACCAAGCCCAACCTAGCGTCACACCCTCAAATTCTCTTGGGTCTTGTTCGTAGGTCATACAGTCAAACTCCCAACCTGTATCAGTCTCAAAGATACTCTCAAAGGTTTTATTACCCTTGTGAGTTGTATATCTACCCTCGGGAAACCAAAACTTTAATTCAGGAATAATATTTTTAGTCAGGTTCGTTGGGTCAGAAATAATACGCCCTTTCTTTTTCCAAGGAAACTCTTTGAATATACCGTCATTGAAATATTGGTTTTCGCCTGTGTTCCAAAACATATGAGCAAGGATATTTGAACCTGTTGCCGTCTTACCAACACCGTTGGCAGCAGAATATAAGATAATAAAGTTCTCACCACAAGCAACAGCGTCAATAAATTCCTCACCAACTCCTGTTGGCTCATAGTAGCGATACCTTTCACGCTCAAGTCGTCGTAACAACTCAAGTTGTAAGTCTCGCCATTCCTCGTCAGTCATATTGTCCTGACGCTCAATTGTTTTAACGGGTTTACTCATAATGGTTTCTAATTGGTGCCAGTGGTTACGCTTGGTATACCAGTGACAGACTTCTGACACACTTCCAATACCGATTGCATTGATTGGGTGATAGTTACAATCTTGTTGTCTGTCTCTCTTGTGATTGCACTTGTCTGATTAAATAATGCCTTACTCTCTGCATTTAATTTTATACTCCAAAAAGCAAAGGCAATGAGAATAATTGAGACAACCCAATTAACTATCTTGTGCACATTGCTCTCACTCTTTGGCAACTGTGTCACCGCCTTGCGTTTCTTTTTGATTGGTGATTTGTTCATTTTGTTTATTGCTGTCTTGTAATAATTCGGGGTTAGCGACTACACACCCGATAATTGTTGATTTTGTTACTTTAAATTCACGTCCTGCCATTTGTGGCATTGAAACTATATTAACCGTAAATGCTCCTTGCGCTTGATTGTATTGCATTACTCCACGAGCCTTTTGAGCAGGAACGAACTGCACGTCTTTGTCTAGGTATGCAGGTATTTCACACTCAATGACGTCAGCCTCCCAAATATAGCCATTCGTAGCTTTTTGGTGAGTACAAATCATAGGCACAAACTGTCCCTGTAATTCCTCAAGCTGTCCGTTTGGGTGTTTAATAATTGGCATTTGAGTTGGTGACAATCCTGCACCATAAATCATTTGCTTTTTATCTTTATCCCAAAATCTCATATCGTAACGCAACATAATATTATTTCTTACTCTTAGGTTTGTTAATGGACTTTTTATTTTTAATCATATCAGTTGCCAAATCTAAAATATCACACGCTTGGTCTAGCTTTGATTTCTCAACTGCCTCCAAGTATGATTGCAGCTCTTTGCTTGCCTCCTTGATAGCATACCTCATTGCCTCAAGTATATCGTCCCAACCTTGCATAAATTCTAAACCACGCTTAACGAATACCCAACTTTTATTGCTAAATCTAGGCATACCTTGTTCAAGTGGGTCTCTGTATCTACTATCTTTTACTGCTTTCTCTACTAGAGAAATACATTTGTTGTCATAGTCTATTTCAACCATAACCTCAATATCACAAGCCACGTAAGTTTTAATTTCAATGTGTTTTTTTATCATATGATTTTACCAATTAACAAACCGACTAAAAACGCTAATAATATCAACGTATAAAATACTTTACCGTTTGCCCTCCTCCATTTATTAAGCCAATAAAATGTTTTTTTCATATTGTTTACAATGACTTTTGATTTGGTTGACAATCACAACCGATATTCTTGTAAGGCTTTTCAGGGTTTCTATTTTCCCCGTCACCAAAGTACATATCAATCCCGAAACTGTGGTCAATCTCGTGTTGAAATATGTGAGCCTTAAGCGCAACAACTTCCTCTGTGATTGTTTTAAGCCACTTGAAACCAAGGAATGAACGCATAATCTGATACCTGACTTTGATTGTATGGTATCTCTTTGTCTTTTTCTTTGTTCTATTTGGGAATGACATACAAGCGTCGTCACACTCAATAATGTTTGAAACCTTTTTAAATTCTTTGGTGATTTTAGCCTCATATTCGTGACTGTTTGGCTTACGAGTAATCTCACGCTTTGGTAATAGACGTTCTATCTCGTCCAGTGCCTCAACTATCTCTGCATTGAAAATAACTTGTGCAGGAAAATACCAGTTTTTAATATTCTGATTGCGTGTTTTCTTTGGCTTACCCAATAGCTCTGTTGAGACTGCAAACATTTTAAGAGGGTTTTCAGAGACTTGGCAATGACTTACACCAACAGCTCTCTGCCAGTTACCTTTGAACCCTGTCTTGTTACCGTCCTCAAGAAACTGTGAAAGTTGCTTTGCCTCTTTATAAGCACGGGACATATTCTTGCCCGTAATGCTCTCTGACGGCTTGTGGTGAGCTTTAATGAGTTCCATTGTCTTGTGACACCTCTTGAGCCTTGGCAACGCTCTCTGACGCATTTGGTGCAGGATTAAATGGTAATGAGAAACCACTTGCGACTGGTTCAACCTCAACCCAGTCCTCAACGACTTCATAGCCAATCTGATTGGCTAACTTAGCCTTGTTGTTATCTTGGAATTTCTTAAGCACTTTGGCGTCGTCAAAGATAGCTAACGCAACTCTGTCTGTGCGTGTAATGACTTTGCCTTTATCTTTACCACGTGGAGTTTCCACATTGGCGAACAGAGTATATATTTTAAATTGTTTTATTGCTCTTGTTTCTGCCATAGTATTATTTGTTATTGATAAATTCTTTGAAACCTTTTGCAGGTGCAAACTTAATCTTGTTATGAGCTGCAACCTTAACCTTTTCACCTGTTGCAGGGTTGCGTGCCATTTTGGCTTTAACCGCTTTCTTGATAAAGATACCAAAGCCTGCAATACTCACTTTCTTGCCCTTGTTTATTTCACCCTTAAGAGTGACAAACATTAAATCAACAATGCGTTCCGCACTAGCTCTTGAGCCTCCGTTATCTGCGTGCACTGTGTTAATAAGATTTTCTTTGTTAAACATATACGATTTTCTTTTTGACCTTTAATTTTTAATCTCGGTGTCTGATTGGTCATTATCAGGCACAGAGTTTTTTAACTCACTCATACGTTTGGTGAGACGCATACGACCTGCTCTCACAAGGTCAATCAGCGTCCATAAAAGACTTTCAAAGAAAAGATAAATATGTAGTTTTATATAGTCTGTTTTTTTCATAGGCTTGTTACTCTTACTTGGTCAATATCAAACTCAACCACAATATAATCACTTAATGGAGGTTCTTGAAAATCAACACTGTCTGGTAAATTTGCTTTAGCTTTAATTGCGTCAATGTGTGCTCTTACAACTTGCTCTGCTCTCTTACGAACAAGAGGCAACGGACTTTCAAAGCTCGCATTTTCATTTGTTGGTTTGTGTATGACGACGACACGAACAACTTTCTTGCTCATTGCCTCAATAATCTTTTTCTCTGCCATTGTATCCTCGGGTGTTCGGTTCTCAATATTCAAACGGTTGACTGTTATTTCAACGTCAACACTATGAAAGTGACCCTCAATACAAACACCCTCTGGTAAATCCTTACACTGTGCACAATCTTTTTTGTTTATCATATAGCGATTTGTTATTTAATTTATAATGTTAATTTTGGTATACCACTGACAACCAGTGACATACCAAGGTTTATTTTTTCATAAAAAAGTTCTTACCCTTTTTAATTCTCTCTGCAAGTTCTTGGTCAGACAATTGCGTGAATGGTGTTGTGTCTTTGATTTCAACTTTGTCAGTGAGTTTCTTATGTAGTTTGAGACCCATTTCAAGTGCTTTGTTTCGGCTTTGATTGTCAGGGGTAATATAAAATACCAATTTGCCTGTTGGTATTTCAACAACCTTTTTAACAACGCAATTAACTGTTTCCATAAGTTCAAATATATCCTCGTCTTTAACTTGTTTTGAAAATAGCATTGATTGCAACTTCCAAGAGTTCATTTGCTGTTCGTGAATTTTCAAGAGTTTGTCCTCGGGTAAATACTGATTAAGTAATTGTTTCCAACTCTTTGTTCCTGTGACTTGAGCAGGTTTATTTTGTATTGATTTTGAGTAACCACACGCTGCTAGAGCCTCTTTCATAGAACAGAGGTTATCAGTCATATATTTTAGAACTCTTTTATGTTTGATAGCAGTTGGTGACAACATTGCTGTCTCAACTTTAACCTTAGTCTTGGCTTTCTTTTCCACAACCTTAGTACTGCTATTTTTCTTTTTATTATTCTTTGTAGTCATAGTGTTATTACTACTTGCATTATACTCTCATTGTTTAAAAAATAAAAGCTATATTCCTGTGGATAAAGTAAATAGGTGTATTGATAAATATAAGAAAAATAAAAGAACCCTTGCGAGTGCTATCTTTTCCCCTCTCTCTGTATAGTATTTTATTTCATTAAGTATATAATTACATTGAACTTAAAACTTACCGATATGACAGTCTTACACAACAACCAGTTATTTAGTTTGGATATGCCTTTTACTCTTTATGAAAGTTTTAAAAGAAACAACCCAACACTTGAGATTGAGATACTTACATTAAGCAGCTCAACGTATCAAGAAAAGAAAATTGTGCCTATCAAGGACGTTGAGGATTGGAGCATTGCTCGTAATCTGCAAGCCCTTGCAACGTAAAAAAAGAACCTCATTCGGGGTTCTTTCTTTAATACTTCACTATTTTATATTTGTGAGACATATCGTTGTATCCGTATACAGTCTCGTTGCTTGGGTATTGGCTTGAGTGTATCTTTTGAAAGACCACACAGAAACTTTTTTTGTTTTTGTTTATATTCTTGCGCAGGATACCATTCTCTGATTTGAAAATGGTACCGTATTTAATTTTTGCCCATTGCTTTTTGGTAATAGTAAATGGCTTGGGTGGTAAAATCCTGTGCTTAATAAATTCTCTTTTGCAGTTGCTACAAATACATTTCATAAAATTTATACTTCCAAAATATTGCCGCACTTTCGGCAGCCATATCGTAAATTAAAATAATCCATTATACCGCCACACTCCGAGCAGGTAGCTTTCCAATTACGGCTATCGTTCATATCTTTGTGCCTCCTAACTACCACTCTAAATTTTCCGTGTTCAGTACATTCAAAAACCATTTTGCGGTGTGGAACCTTAATCTGAACAAGAGGTTTATTACAGGTTGGGCACAATCTTTCTTTTGGGATAGACATAAAATTATTTCAATAAATTTGTTATTCTAAAATAAATATCCTCACCAACACTCCTTTTTTCTGCGACTGGGCTATCAGCCCAATATCTATAAGCAATTTCTATTGCCTCATTGAGAGCGTAATACTCTTTATAAAACAAAAATTTAAATAGTTTTTTTCTTAATTTTTTCATATGTTTAATAATTTATATATTCACTCGCCCATACCTCTGGCGTTTGGTACGTCAGGTTCTGGTGCTTTATGTTATCTAGTAATACCCCACAGTAACATTCGCTGTCTTTTGGTATCAGTGTTCCGCAAATATCACAATAAAAATCTCGTTTTGCCGCTCCCTTGATAGACTTAAAATACTCGTGAAACTTGATAGCCACTTGCTCGCATTTTTTATTATCATTTTCGCATAGTATATTTCTAGCCATAAAATTATTCAGGTTTATACGGGTAATTTTTGTTAATAAATTCAACTCCCTTTTTGGTGAGCATATAGCCACTACCATTTGGCGCAGAGTATTCGTAATCAACTGCGACTGAAAGTTCAATCAGTCCCTCGTTTCTTAGCTCAATAACTATTGGTTTTAAATATGCTCTATTCATTCCCGTTCTTTCCTCAAGGTCTCTGTAAAGAATGAGAGTGCATTCGTTATTGAAATAATACTCGGTATCACTTTCAAACAATTGCTGTTCAATAAATTCCTCAAAAATCTCTTTTTTTATTTGTTCAAGCGGTTTCATATTAAGCCTTAATTAACTTATAAATTTCGTGAGTGAGTTCCACGTCTGCCATTGCTCTGTGCTGTGTCAGTTCGTGTTTTATTCCCAATTCCTCAACACACAAACCAAGAGAGTATTTAACGCCATAAGCCCTGACGTTCATTACTCTATCGGCAAATTGCACAAAACTTTCTCTAAATTGCATTTCCATACCAATTTTCTTTGCCTTGAAATGAACAGCAGTATCAAAAGCAGTTGAGCGTTTGAGATTAGTCACAGCCATTTTTTCCTCGGGTGTAAATCCAAGAATATCATTCGCTGTATTTACCAAGAATGGAATATCAAACCTGACCCCGTTATGAGTTATATTCTTTTTGCAGCGCTTAAATAGTGGCAAAAATTCAAGTAAACATTCCTTTGGGTCTCGCCCCTCTGCGTCAATTATTGCTTGGGTTATACCTGTGAGTTCAACAATCTTTTCAGGTATTTCAACATTGTTGTTGAGCACCCAGTGCCTATGCTGAACTTCACCGTCTGCGTATACAACAAAGCAACCAATTTCAAGTATTTTACATTCGGGAGCGACAAATCCCGTCGTCTCTAAATCCCAAACAATCAAATCAATTTCCTTAATAACAGCGTCATTTTTTGTTTCGTCCATATTTTATTTTTTATTTAATCTTTTAATACGTTCAGGGATAACTTTTGTACGATTGCAATTATCGCAGCAACTTTCAAATCCCTCTTTGAGTGGTTGCGGATTATTCTTACCACCTACTTTTTGCTTTCCACAAAGACAGCATTTGAACGTATCACCCTTTGTATAAAAGAAATAATACCCTGCCTTAATTTGTTGAAACAACATACGAGCTTGGTAATTTTGAATAAAGGCAGCAGCTATTCTGTAACCATTACCATTACGAGGATTAAAAATGACACTTTTACCTTGGTTTGCGAGCTTGATTATTTGCTCAATTTTTGTGATAGGTTTCATATTTTAATGATATTATGCGTCTCAAAATAATTATAAATCTCATTGTGCCTGTCGGTGCGGTAGAAACTTCCAACCTCTGTAAAAAAACAATCTTTATGTCCCAAATAGTTAAGCGTTCCTGTCGGTAAATATCTTGGAAAAAAGTTTTTTGCAACAAGTTCGTCTCTGAATTTTCGTGCCCATTGCAGGTATTCTGTTTGATTTCCTGCTAAAACAAATATTGATTTCATTTTTTTAAGTCCTCATTTTTACCTTGTAATGCACCGTCTATTGACCTTTTTGCTTGGTCACTTAAAACCTCAAAGCAATCAATCTTTTCTTTTTCGGACGGTGTTAAATTTTCTGACGACATAGTTATCCAGTCGCCATAACAAACATTGTCACTCAATTCAACCCACCACAGAAAGCCGAACGTTCCGTATTTCTCAAATGGCTGCTCTGTGTAAGCGTAGATTATAACGAAATTGTTATATAGCTCGTAGCCCCAAACTGTGTAATTTTTTCTAAATAAATTTATTTTTTTCATAAATTATTTCAATAAATCTTTATTTTCGTAGATATTTCCAACAACATTTGACCAGTCGTCCATTCTTGTATGTCGTGCATTACCACAATCTTTATCACCCCATTTTAAATCAAATCTTGACATATCATTGTTCCAAGTAACAACTCCGTACTCTTTTTTACAATAAGCGCATTCAATCAAATCACCCTCATAAATTTCTTTGTCATTTTCGTCGTTCTGACCTATGTATTGCATAGGTATAGCCCCACCGTTATTTTTTGAGTTTAATAACATTTCTAACGAATAACCGTCTAATTCTTGATAGAAGTCAGGATACATTTTATTGTTGTGCCAAAATCTAAATTTTATTATTCTTGTTTCCATAAAATTATTCTTAATTATCGTAATCGTCCTCGTCACGAGACTGACAATGACATTTTGCTGTTCCGATAGGTGCCATATGTGGCTCACCTGCGTATACACTTTCCATTGTTGTTACCTCGCCAGTCCCCAAACAGTCTGCGCACACTTCCTCAACTTCGCATTCTTTCTTGCACTTCTTGCAGGTATATATTTCAATGGGGTCGTGGTGGTCTCTTGGATTATCCTTAAAGTCCTCCACTAATTCAGCCTTACAACAGGCTGATACTTCAATTGTTTCCATATTTATTTTACCTCTGCGTTAATTGAGATACCGTGAGCGTCGCACATTTCTTTCTGCCAATTTGTGATATAGAAATTTGCAAACTCCTCTGACTGTCCGACCAAGTGATAACAGTCAACGATTTCCTGTTTTTTAAAACCTGCATTAAGCAAGTAAACGAACCCGATAATAAAGGCTAATATGATTGTGAACTTGGCGATTGTTTTCATAAGACGATTTTTAAATTAAGAAACGTTAATAATTATTTATCTTTAAACACTTCCTCAAACGTGAACCCTAGAGCTGTAAGCGCTTGCATATCCTGTTCTGTGATAGTCTTGCGACCAGTCAGAACAGTGATTGCTTGAGCTAGTTCAGGCTCTTTGACGTAGAATTTAACTACACCGTAAACCCTATCTCTATAAAATTTTATTGTTTTATTTTTCATATACGATTTGTTCTTAATTGGTAATATTTATATAATACGGCAAGCCGTATAATAATGCAAGTACTAGACTGTGGATAACTTTACCTTACAGGGACACTATACGGCATAAGGCTTAATCAAGTGTTTTTTTGTTTTCCTCACCAATAATATTTTGCATTACTTGTTGTAATTCAGAATTATGGTAAGCACTTATTGCATAACTATGTGCGTCTTTTCCGTAGTGGTGTCTATTTGCCTCAATGTGAGCGTCGCAAGCCTCGGCGGTAAAAAAGAAAGCTGCTCTTAAATTTGGTACGTCTTTTTCTATTCTGTAACCAATAAAACTTTCGTCACATTCCCATTCCTCACACTCGTCAGGTATCTCACCGTTTTCGTAATAACCTTGTTTACAGTCCTCGCATAACTCACTATCAATATCAATACTGTCAATGTCTTTTCTTTCTGTTCCCTCTCTCCAATCACTATCAAACCCATAAACTCTTTGGTCACTCACAACAATAAAAATTGGGTATGAAGTTCCACGTTTATTTTGAGTGAGCATTTTTTGTTTAATTTCGTCCATAGTTATTTTTTTGAGTTGGTTTTAATTTCTTTGTCTAAACGCTCAACCAAGAAATCTTTGTACCCGTCAGGATACTTTTTTTCTACGTCTGCCTTTAATGTTTCCTCGTTATACTTTTGCCAGTCTGCCCAAGCCTCCAAAGCGAATTGTTTGTTTGCCTTAAAAACCTCTGTGAAAAATTTGTCTATTGCCTCCATAAATTTAAGTTAATTATTGAATAATTGAGGAACTTTGTTGAATGACCTTTGCTCGTCCATATAGCTGTCGTCTTTTGTTGGTTTGACAGTGTCGTCCTTTGCAGGATAACCGAGAGCAATACGCCACTCGTCCTCTTTGATACCTCTACCTTTCGCAACTTTCCAATCAGTCGGGAAATACTTGCCCTCGTGATTGAATGTTGCTCTGATACGTTTTACACCGTCCTCACGTGGTAATTCGTATAAATCTTTAAGCCAAACACCCTCCTCACCAGTCGCTCCTTTTTTGAGCTTGTGTGAATAAAATCTTTTCCAAATTTCAATAAGGAGGGTAATATCGCTGTTTCTACTTTCAGGAACATTGCGCAATATCTTTTCAACCATTTCTTTTGTAAGTGTGCCTTGTTTTGACATTTTATTTATTAACTTTATCCCCTGTGTTTTCAACAGTTTCAAAAAGTTGCGGCTGACCTTGCATAAATTTCTGATAAACCTCGCAAGACTTACACATTCCCAACTCTGCCCTGTCATTTTTAGTTGTACTTCTTTTCTTTTTACACGTGTCACAAATGTATGAAAAGACTTTTTTGAATGAATAAGTCATATTTAGTTACCCCCCCCTAGGTGTTTAATTTCTGACCCTTTTATCATTTTGAGTTGTGCTCCTTTGAAAATATCAGCCAGTGGTTTCAAACCCTCTGGTAAATTTTTCTGATTTTTTCCACCGTGATATTCGGTATCTTGGTTGTTGTGCCTGACAACGTCATTCACAACCTCAACCAGTTTTGAAACCCTGTCTGTGTCCTCAATGACAGTGACAATAAAACTTGGGTTAATCAAACCTTGCTTTAATTTGATTATACTTCCGCCTGTAATACCCTCTATAACACGCTGTATTTCGTCCTTGTCGCATTTAATCTCTGTTTTCGTAGAAAGTATCACCTTATAGCACTTTTCACGCTCTAGGAGCAATTTTGCCTCATTTTGAGTGTTCATTTTCGTCCTCGTCTAATCCAATAATGTTTTTACCTTTGCCCGACTTTGCAAAAGTACCACTTGAGTTGAAATCTTTGAAACCTGCACGACTGAACCAAGTTGCTAGTCGGCGCTCAAACTCAAACGTTTTCTGACATTCCCACCTCTGACGCAATCCTGTGTGAGTGAGTTCAGTCCAATAATTTGTAAATGCTTTGATTTCGTTCCAAATAGCTTGTTTTGATACATTGTTGTTCTTTTGAGAAATAGCATTTAAAAACTCTTGTAACCAAGGAACTTCTTGTTTGTTTTTTAAATCCTCAACACCTTGAAAAAAACTTATTGCTTTCTCTTTTGGTGTTGCTGTAATTTTTACAACTTCACCACCTTTAGCTTTTTCAATTTTTTCCTCTGTGATTGCGGTCACTGGTTTACCAGTGACGCCTTTTTTCTTTAACTTAACTTTACTTATACTTAACTTAACTTCTCTTAACTTAACTTCTGTGTCTTTTTGCACCCACTGACTGTCTTTGGTATACCATTGGGTGTCAAAGGTTGTTGGATTGGGATATTTTGCCTTGCGTGAACGGTCTGACCTGAAAATTTGGTGTTCATTAAAGGCGTATATTTCAAAATAGCGTTTTCCTTTGTCGTCGTGGTATTGTTTCAAAAGTCCAACTTCCCACAACTCTTTTAAGTAACTTTCAACTTGTTCCTCTTTCCACCCTCTGCGTGGCACAATGAGGAATAAAACGTCTAAAGTCTCACCCTCAATGCGTCCGTAATCGTCGGTATGAGCCTGTATCCAAGTGAACAAAAGTGCTGCTTGGTCACTAACCTCATTAACTTTTCTGCTGTTAGATATTACTGCGTCTATTATTCTGCCTCTCGCCATAGATATTTTTATGAGCTAAAACCTTGTAATCGTTCAATGCCTGCATCACTAGCGAAAAGCATATCACCTTTCCCGAGTAATTTTTCAGCACCGTCCTCGTCAAGCATTACACGACTATCAATGCTCTTACCCATTCTAAACACAGCACGTGTTGGGAAATTAACCTTAATATCACCAGAAATTATACTTGTACTTGCTCTTTGGGTAGCGATAATTAAATGGATACCGCAAGCACGTCCTTTTTGTGCAAGTAACTGAATTAGTGAACCAATAGACGTTTTCATTCCAAGGTCTGCAAATTCGTCAATAATAATAAATTTGTATTTCATACTTGGCATTTGGTCAATGTTTTTGGCTCTTGCCGCTTTCATTTCGTCGTATCTGTTTTCCATAACCTCAACTAATTGCTCAAGTGAGGTTGCAATGGCTGCGTGGTGACTTTGATATTCCACCACTTTTGGTAATCCCTCAAAAGCAAATAATTCAACTTGTTTTGGGTCAAATAAATGCAATTGAATGTTTGGAACTTTTAATAATTGATTGATTAAACAATTAAGAAAGACTGACTTACCTGAACCACTTGAACCTGCAACGAGCATATGAGGTGCTTGTCTAATATCAAACAATTTTGGTTCACCCATTATTGTTTGACCGATTGCAAGATTAAATCCACTGGTCTTTGGTAGTGTTGGGAAAGTTCTACTTTCAAGTGGAACCTCAAACCCAACAAGTCCCGAGTTTGGAATTGGAGCAAGAACACGAATACCTGACTTTTCTATGACTTGCTCAATATCTTTTACGTAGGACATTATTTTGCTCATTTTAAGCCCAACTGACGGTTCGTACCTATACAGTTCAACAGAGTTGCCCTGTATCTTTGAATGGAACTCAACGGCAAGACCGTGTTCCGCTAGTTTCATTTTTATTTTTTCCTCTGTGGTCATATTTTTATAGTTTAATGTTTCTGCCGAGACGAACTTTGTGCTGACGGTTTCAAGATACTTTTTCATTGCACCGTCTTTCATTATTCGTTTCTTTAAGAAATCTGTTATATTATCAACTTTCATTGTTTTAAAGGCTTTCTCTCTTTCCTCGTCCAAGTCCAATCTGTGAATGTAGGCGAGTATAGAAACTTCTTTGTCGTACATTGCGTAAACGTTTGGCACGAATACCTGCTTGCCGAGCAATGCGTCTGTCACGTCGTAGTAATACCGATAAAAGAACTCAAATATCAATGGGTGCTCCTCAAAGACAATCTCAAAATCTTTTGTCTGTCGTGATTTGTCTTGGTTTGGAGTAATCTTGAACTCGGAATAAATCATTGAGTATGGTTTCTCACCAAGTTCAGCCCAAACAAGAAAGAAATTAAATGCAGCTTGAATAAGTTTTGCTCCGTCAATTGCCTCCTCGTCAGAATACTTTGTTGTGAATTTGTGGTCTTTTATTATTATCCTATTTTTAAAGTCTCTATAAACTAGGTCAGCCGAACCCTTGAGTGGAATTGGCAAGACCTTTCCGTCAATCTCAATTTTAGATTTGAGCATTTTTTCAACAAGCAAGACTTCTTTTACATACTTTTTGTAATCAAGTTCTTTAATATATTGAAAGAAAATAAATGCAAATCTTTCCTCTAATTTCGCACGACCATTGACAGTGGCATTGTACGAAATAAATCCGTCAGAATATCCACCCAAGTAATCAAGAGCGAATGCGTGAGCTGTTTTGATTGCCTCACCCTCGTCGGTTGATACTGGTATATCCTTGTTCCCTCCTAGATAAACCTCAAGAGCTTTGTGCATTGTTTTTCCAAGCACGTTGGTTGGTGAACTTGTTGTCTCAATTTGGTCACCGTTAATGTAATTAACTTTAAACATAAACGGGTCAGAACCAAACTTTGTGAGTGCAGAGTAACTGTAATGCTGAACAGGAAATTTTATATATTCACCAACCAAACCCTCGTCTTTAACCTTTTTTGTTATCGTCGGAGCTGTCAGTTTCCTCAATTTGAATTTCTTTTTCTTTGTTTGAGTTTTCTTGGTTGTGCTCATTATTTTGGTTGTTATCTTTTAATAATGTACCCATTTTTAAGTCACTATTTTCGGCAAGAGCTTGAGCGTCGCTGATACGACTGTCTCTATTGTCTTTTTCAAATGCCTCAAAGATTGTACTGTTTTTGGGTAGAAACTTTGCTAACTGTTTTATCGCTGTCTTGCGCCACATTGAAAGTTCAGGGTCATTCTTTGGGTTCCAAGGGCTAAACTCTGAATTTTTACTCTTGGAAAATTCCTTAAACTTCATTACGTCTGCCTTTGAAAGAACTTTAAAAGCTCTCTCACCACTTGGTAATGTTGCAACGGCATAACAACCGATTGCCTCACCTCTTGGTTCAAAGACTTTTGGTCTATGTAGCAGAGTTGGGTTCAAGCCTGATTGGTAATCAAACTCGTCATTCTGGTAAACAATGTCAGCGTTTATGCTTTGCATTCCTGCACGGTACAACAAGGTAATTATTCCTTGATAACCAAGTTGGAATTGTGCCTCTTTTCCGTAAGGTAAAACGTAAGCCTCACCTGAAACGTTTGACGGATACAATTCGTATTCTGCACAAGTCATAAATGCGGTGAATAATGTACCTCTGTCACAATCAATCAGCTTTGGCACTTTTTTAAGTGAGTATCTGACCGACGTTAAGAACTTCATTACTTTTTCTTTGTCGCCTCTAAAAAAGTTTTCAATCGCTTTCTGGTGTTCTTTTTGGAGCGCAACACTGAACTGGTCAACAGGGGTTAATGCCTGACTTGTAGTAGGCTTGCCACTGTTATTGCTAGTATCTTTTGTATTCATAGTATATAATATAAGTGCTAACTTGTAAGATTTTGTTTCACGATTAACGTACCTTTTTCAAAGGTGCGTTTTCGTTTTTACGACCGTTCATTTCGTCATACACCCTCCACGCCTTAAATAGATTTTTCAATCCGTTTGGCTTAACTCTGGCTAACTCTTGCTCTGTTGCCTTTTTAATATCACTGTTGTGTTTCTCAAGTAGAGAATAGAAAGTAATATATTTAATTGGCTTTATTTTGTTTGTAAGATTTTGTTTCATTTTAGTTTGGTTTTTTGGCGTTGTTCCAACGCTTTTGAACCAACTTACGCATATGGTCTTTACCATACTTTTTGACAACTGCCTTGCCACCTTTGCTTTGAATACTTGGTGTAGGTTTCTTTGTCACGGGTTTTGTTTTTTTCATAAGTTGAGTGTAAATAAATAATAATTTTTTATCGTACCGACCTCCGATATTTATATTGTCGCAAAGTTAGATAATAAAGTCAATACGGCTTGACGTATAACAACACATACGGCTGAAACCTTTTATTTGTAAGGTTTCGGCTCTAAACAAAAGTATTTCATTGAAAGTTATCCACAGGTTTGTTATAATATATTTATGAAAAATTATTTAGTCATTCCAAAAACACTTTCCAAATATCGGAACATTCAAACGGAATATAACGGCATAAAATTTATGTCTAAAAAGGAGGCAGAATATGCAATGCAACTTGATTGGCAGCGCAAAGCCACCACCCCCCGTGACCGTGTGATAAGTTATGAGTGCCAAGTGCCATTTCAAATAATTTTAAATGACAAAAAAATTTGTAAATATCTCGCAGACTTTAAAGTAAAATATGCCGACGGTAGAGAGGAAATAATTGACGTGAAAGGAGTGCGTACCGACGTATACCGTCTCAAAAAGAAACTTGTTGAGGCACAGTACGGTATCCAAATAATTGAAACATAAGGTGGGCGTATTTTCCGCCCACCTTGTGTTAATGTTATTTTAATGTTCATATTGTATAGTGTGAACAATCTCGCCAAAGATAAACAAAAAGCCCCCTTAATCAAGGGGCTTTCTGTTTTTAAGTTTCCTTTTAAATTCCCGACTATCGTAATAATCAACCTTAAAAGACTTCTTAAAACCGTAATAATAATTAAAAAACTTTCTATTTTGCTCTCTGTGAGCATTTTTTCTTTTATAGTTTGCCATTACGCTATGGTTCAACATAGTTGGCTGCCTAGTCCCAAGCGACGGGAGGGCTATTGTTTGCATTGAACCGCCATATATCAATCAGAGGAAATTAAGCACTTAAATCCTGATAGAATTTAATTTGCCTTATTCTTTTTATTTAGACATTTCCTCCGATTGGTATTTTGTGGAAGTGGTAGGATTTGAACCTACGACATAAGCTGACCGTTAGACTAGTATAAGTCACTGTATCGCTCTACCGCTGAGCTACACTCCCATTTCCCCCTATTTATACATTTCCTCTATCAAAAATGATAAGGGGGTAATTCGTTCTGCATATAGCAAAGACGCAAACTTATTATATAACTATTTTAATTTACCGACAAGCACGTCAACCTCTGAAAGTTTTTTACGTATCTCGTCTTTGATACTGTCATTGGTTTCATTTTGTATTGGTGTTGGAGTGACAGGAATTTCTTTGAGCAAATCTTTTGCCCAAGTGTCTGACAACTTACTACCATAGCAACTTTTAACCGCAAACTTTCTATGAGGCACAATACTATCAAGAGATAGGGCATATTGCGTCATTTTTGCCCGTAGGAGGGTCTTAAGTGCTGCAACCTGCTCCTTACTCGGAACAGTGACGTCAAAGTTACCTGCGAGGCATATACCAAGGCTTACGAGGTTCTTTCCTTTGGTGTGTGCTCCCTCGTCGGTATCTGAACGTCCTTGAGTGACCTTACCAGTTTTATCAATGAAATAATGATATCCGATATAATGACCAAGACTTGATTTGAAGTTCCAAAGTTTCTTGTGCCAACCGTCCACAACGTCAAACGTGTGGTGAGAAGTATCTGCCTTTGGGTCTGCGTCTGTTCCGCCAGTGTGGTGAACAATTAAAAATTGTGGTTTGTTTGTGCTCATAATTATTTAAGAAGTGCGTTCATTTTTTTAATACTCATTGAGGCAAATTTACCAGTCGGAATTGAAAGACCGATTGGCTTTAAAATATCACTTGCATAACGAGCCTGAAATGCTTTGACCGCTTGTTCTGTATAATATCCAAAAAAATCAGTTGTATAATTTAGAGTGAAAAAACCAAGATATTTAAGTGCCTTTTGTAGCATTTGAACGTCTTTGCCCTTACTCCCTCTTTGTAGAGTTTTGGTAAATACATAAACAGGCTTTTCAGTTTTTGGCTTTGGTGCTTTTACCGAGAGCACCCCTTTGACTGCCCAAGGAATAGAATAATCCCAAGAGAGTTTTTTATTGAGTGGGTCATAGTGGTCATATATCAATGTTGCAACTTCTTTTTCAGAGCCGTGTGCACAAGTGGCGTGCTGAACTTGTTGGTCACATTTTTTAACAATGGTATCAAACCCCCAACCTGAACAAACAGGTGTGGCAATGTGAATTGGAGCGTGTTTTAAATGCTGCTCAATGACACTTGGATTTGAAACGCCTGACAAAATAAATTCATAAGCAACGTCAAAAATCTCAAGAAACTTGAGTGCCAATTCTTTTTGTTCTGTTGTTACTTTTGTTTTATCAAGCCAGTTAATTGTTGAATTAAAGTCACTAGGTTTGTATCCCTTACTTTGTGGCAATACTCCAACTTTTCTGATACTGTCCCACACTGAACCGAAGTCATTACCCTGCGGTGTAGTCCCCGACATTATTGCCGTGAACCAATCAGAACAATTAAATTTATTGTTCTCGTCAAAATACCCCCATTCTTTCAAGAGGGCGATTGCGTCACTACTTATTTTATTGTTAGCAATGAGCCAATTCACTTGCATTTCAAGCGAATTAAGCGCTGAAAATGTAGCGCAACTCATTGTGTCATACTTTACCGTTGACTGTTTTTCACCTGTTGGAGCGTAGTTGAACCAGTCACCTTTTGATAAACGTATTTCAAAACCAACTCCACTCTCACCACCAACCAAAAAGGCTTTAGGTGAAAGTGGAACAATAAGTATGCCTGTATTCTTTGTTATTTCAGGCATAAGAATTAAATACTTTCTCTTTCAACAGCGGTATCAGTTGAAAGGTCTTTTATATTTTTAATAATGAAAGAATAGAATGCCCCTGCGGAAACAATGATACTTAAAAATGACTCCCAAAGCCCGTATGTGAGCAAGGCTTTATATACTGCTCCCCCGATAAGAGAGAATATTACAACAAAAAGCATAACGCCTCCTGCGTTAAGTTTTAGTTTTGTTTTGACCAATTGAATAATTATTGAAACGACTACCCCACCAAAAATAAGTGCTATCTCCATATATTTTTTTATAATAAATTAACTAATAATATGATTGTTCTCTCGCTTTCCAAGCCTCAATGTTGCTCCAACAAGACTTGCTTGCGCTCCAATCATTTGTACTGTTTTTATTATACAACAATAAAGCAAACTCCGCATTACCTTTCTCTGTGTATATGTCAATGCCCAAGGCTTTTGCCTCCTCTAGGTGATAGTATTCATTTATTTGCCAACGCCCAATATCTTTTGACCATAAATATTTTACTTTTATAGAATTACCGTCAGCGTCTTTTTCTAGGCGATAACGGTAATTATTTCCAACCTTATTTTGATTGTCTCGGCTCTCACACCAAGAAATATCCAAAAGAACTTTGGGCATTATAGGCAAGATTTGTGGGTCACTTGGTTCGTCTTTGATAGTACTCGCAAGTGCTGTTTCCGTTTGTATTTTATGATAGGTGATTTCGGTCGGGAAAGAAAACAGGAATATCAATGTCGTAATTGTGAGCAGAAATACTATAAAGTATGACCGCCATTTATCTGATTTCATTACTCTTTAATTTTACCATTTTGAGCAAGTTTGCAACACCTAGTTATTCACACTGTGGATAAAATGGCTTGACTTTATTTTTTAGGTGACTTTCTGTATCCTGCAAGCAATAAATTTCTATCAAGAATATCAGACCTTACGTCATTTATCATTGCGGCTTTCTTTTCGTCGTCAGCACGCTTATATGTGAATGAAGTCGTCAAAGTTCCAAGACGCTTATTAAATTCGTCTTTAAATTTCTGTACTGTTTTTTCGTATTTTTCAGGCTTACCTTTAGCAGCCATTTGCTCTTTGAAATCCTTAACTTTTGTTGAGGTCTTTTCAACGTCAGTGATTGACGGTAGGTTTCCAACACTTTGTAAACGTACCAATTCGTCCACAACAGCGTTCTCACTTGAGGTCTTAACTCTTGCACCAAATAAGAATGTTGAAATAATACCCTCGTTCTCAACCTTAGTCCCGAGTACGTCTGTTTTAACAGGTAGTTTATTTCGGAGTGCAGGAACTTTGGCTTGCAATCTTTCAGCAGGGTTTTTTGTATCGTATTTTCTTTCGTATTGGTCTGTCGCTTTTCCTATATCGTAAACGATAGCAGGAACAACACGAGACGAAATAAAATCTGTGGCGGTAACTCCAAGTGCTCCAAGTGTTGCCTTGGCTTGCTCCTCGGGAGTTTTCTTTGTATCTGTGGCTTTATCAACACTGCTTTGAATGTCATTAAACAAATCTCTGACAGCTGAATAACTTGGGAATTTTGTAACTTGAGTGAGAACACCCTGTCCGTATTTTTGAGCAGTACTTACAAGTCCATTTCCATATTTTCTTGCATACATAATACCAACAAGAGGTGCAGCAATTGCGCCAAAGTAATCAAGTGAAATCCACTTGTCACCAATTCTTATTGAGTTTGGACTTGCACGTTGTAATCTCAAAAGTTCTTGTTCTTTTGGATTGATAGGATATTCCCCAATAAAATCGTCAGGGTCAAACATTGCACTGACAATGAAAGCAAGAGATAGTCCCAAACCTGAACGGACAAAATCTCTGACCACTTGTTTTAATGGCTCCTTGTTTTCAAGTTTAGCACTCTCAAGAGCACTCTTTAAATTAAACATTGCTCTGATTGCTGATACTCCCGAGGCGTCTATACCTGCACCGATAACGTTGGCAGGGGTCTTTACGAATGGCATTAACTGGTCACCCAATCTAACGTCACCTGACGCACTATTTAGGATTTTCCGAATAGCTAGAGCGAGGGTTGAATAATAACTGTCATTTTGATATGTAGCATATGAGGCGTCAGCAAGAGCCTGCGCACGAACATATGTACCCTCGTCTGTTTGAGGGTCAAGCCTTGTTGCGTCCTTAAAGATTTCAAGAGCACGTTTTTGTGCTGCCTCACCTTTTAAATTTTCCTGTTCAGCAATTTTACTTGAGCCAAGATTTGCACTATCAGCAAAATGAACTGCCGAGAAAGCAACGTCGGGTGACGCCATTAACTTTTTAAAAACAAAATCCTCGTAAAAACGTCCAACTTTTCTTAATTTTCCTTTACCCTCTGATTGTACATTTTCCTCACCAAGAGTTCTTTGAGTGTCGTCAATGTGGAGCATACGGGTTACGTCATAGCCACTTTCTTTGAAAACTTTATTTGCATATTTAAAATATTTTTTGGCAAATTCTTTGTTTGTTCCTGTGAATTTTCCTGACGATAAACGTCTTTCAAAAGCCTGTTGAATACCCTGAACAGTGTTACCAACAATGTTTGTAATAGGTGATTTTATTGAAAAAAGCATATTACCTCTTGCAATTGTAGAGGTTAAAATTTTGAGACGTGAGGACGGTGCAAGACCGTTTAAATAATCAAACATTTCTCTGCGAGCCTTAAAGTATTCAATACTAGGCAATCCAAATTCATTTGGTTTGTCGGTCTTTGCCATTTCCTCAAGTTTGTTTGCTCTCTCTGAAATAGCTTTTGCCTCCTCGGGTGAGATAGTCACACCAAGTTTTTCAGCCACAAGGTCAGAAAAGAAACTGTCAGCCTCGGTTGGGTTTAACACTCCGAGCTCGTCCAGTTCATTTATTTTTCTCATTACATTTTTGTACTTTGGAGTTTCTTTTGCTTTGGTACCAAAAACAGTTTCAGCCCAACTCTTAAGAGCAGTTTTTTGCTGTGAGACAAGAGCCTTTTCAAACAAACCATTCACACTTTGAGCAGTGCCTTTGTCAACATATTTTGAAAACAATTCACTTCTTTGTTTTGAGGACATTTCTGTTAATTGTTGAATATTGAAGTCACCTGCCTTTGCGGCTTTGAGTAACTTATTACTGATTTCTTTTGGTATACAAAGCATATATATTTATTTTAACACGTTATTTTGTCAATGACACTCTGTGCAAGTTCAGCGGCACTTAATTTGGTTTTAACCGTTTGCTTTATGCTCTCGGTACCCTCTTTAATTTGCCCCTCAATGACTTGCGTTTTTCCTTTAGTACGACCAAGGAATTTAAATTTTGTTTTGCCTGCCTGCTCCATACGAGCGGCAAGAACTTGTTGAATAAAGAAATGAGGACTGTTCTCATTAAACCTGCCACGCTCTGATACAATTTCTTGACCACGACGTGTCTGACGTAATGAACGTGAGCGCTCCAATTGAGCCTGTAAAGCATAATCACCCTTGTCGGCTGCTTGTTCAGCAAGAGCAATACTGATTGCCGTTTCTGTTACACCCTCGGGAGCACCTTGCATACCAAGAGCAATTTTCTTTGCGTCTTTAGGGTATTTTTCTATAAACTCAAGAGCCTTGGCAGTATCCTCGGCAAGGTTTAATTTGTTGTAATTAACGTCAAAGTCAGCATACTCGCCCAATCTTTCTTGCACCCTCTGAAAGGCACGTGAACTTTTAACCTCACCTTTTGTTTTGATTGGCTTTTTCTCAATCTGATTTTGGCTTGTATTTTTAATGACAGGGGCATTGCTTTGTCTCAATTCCCAATTACCAGTTTCTTTATTTATTTTTCCATTAACAGCACGCTCAACCATTTCAGGTCTGTTCTTTGTACCATAAGTTTTTTTGGCTTTTTCAAGTGGCATACGGACAATGCGCTCACCGTCTTTGGTAACCTCAAAAAAGATTTTTCCTGTTTTTTTTGAACGTGTATAACGAGCCTCTGCCTTTCCTTGAGCCTCACCTTTTTGAGTGTATTGGGTAACTCTGTATACACCTGTTCGGGTTTTTTCAACATTTTTATTCTCTTGTATATTTGAACTTACAAGAGGCTTTTCACCCTCAATTTGTGGCTCTATTGCTTGGTTTTCTGTGTCTTTTTCTTGTTTGATTTTTACCTCACTTGCCTTTGTAGGGGTCTCAATTTCTTTTTTAATCTCACTTAATTTTGCTAATTCAGCAACGTCAGCATTCTGTGATTGAGTATCAACCCAACTAATTATTGCTTTCTTTCCTGCCTTAATAGCCTCCTCTTTTGTTTTAAATGTTTCTGTATTTAAGAATGGAGCTTGTATACTATTTGATTGTGTATCAGCTGAAAATGAATATGAGTATTTTCCGTCAGGATATTTAACTGTTTCAATTACAGCAAGTGGACTGTCTTGAGTTTCGTCTGTGATATACACAGGTCTTTCTTTAAAGGCTTGCTGATAGTCGCTTAATTGCTCCTGTACGACGTTTAAACGGTGCGCAACGGTATCATTGTTCGGGTCGGTACGTAATTCGCTCTCAAGCGTTCCTGCCTCGTCTCTGACCTTAGAAAAATCAACATTGAGTTCACCAACAACTGTACCTTTTTTAGGTTGCATTGAGGGTTCAACGGGAGTACCACCTTTGCCAAGAATTTTACCTGCCCCTGTGGCAACACCTGTTATACCTGCACCTGATAGACCTCCAATAAGAAACTCGTCAACCATAGCACCGCTTTTTACATACTCATTAACCTTGGCAACAACTGCCTTTCTTTCCTCCTCTGTATTCGCATTCTTGTAATCGTTTGCATACTTTAAAAATGTTTGAGACGGTTCAGTCGTTCCCTCAACAAGAAAACCTTTACCGAGTTGTTTGGCGAACTCTTTAAAACTTGCCTCGCCTCCCTCTTTGATAACACTCTTAAGTGCACTTTCGGCAACACCTGAAAGAACAGTGTCACCAATTGTATCAATCACAATATTACCAACGCTTTCAACTTGACCCTTTTCACGTCTCTGACTTTCGGCAGAAATAGGAGCAAAGTAAGCCATAGAAACAGCCTGACCAACTTTAGGGTTACGAGTTAATAGAGACGCCCCAACTGCAAGCAATGCTCCAATACCTGATTGAACACCACTGTCTTGCAAGCCATACATAATATTTTCAAAACGGCTATTGTTTGGGTCTTTAGATTTTGCTTGAAGTGCAGCATACGCCTCGTCATATGTGTCGTCACCGATTGATTTTATTCGTGCCCAAGTTTTGAGAGGAATATTTGAAGTGTTTTCATAAATAGCACCTGTGACTTTTTTACCAGTCTCTGAATTTAAAAATTTAATGATTGGTGCCTCTTGGTTTACTTCGTCAAGAATTTTAGATTTTTCCTCTGCTGTTTTTGCATTATTAAAAGCCTCCAAACGAGCAGTGGTATATTTATTTTTTCCAGTTACAGGGTCTTTAATGATAGTGCCCTGACCGTACATAAGTTCACGCATTGGTAGGCTTGCTGCGTCATTTTTCTTTTGATTTTCAGAAAACCAATTACCAACTGACGTGGCTACTTTTCCAATAAAGTTTGCAGTCTTATCAACCGCCGTGCTGAAAAAACCTTGTTCCTCTTTTGGCTTTGCAGCAGTTTCAACTTGAACCTGTTTTGCTGTTGGCTTGGGAGTATTCGCAAAGATATTTGAAAGAGGGTCAGCGGTCACTGTCCTTGATTGGCTGCTATTGCTTGGGGTAGTTTTTTTCTTATTTTCGTCCTGACTATCCCCAAAAATGTTGTCTAGGGTTCCAAATGGCATATAATTTAATCAAGTGCTTTTGAGCTAATACCAATAACGTCGTAACTGTCAGGATTTGCGTAAGTCTTTGCAAAACGTGTATCAAAGTCACCTGCGTCATATCCTGCATTGACCCAAGCCTTACGAGCTGTTTTATAATCCTCTGGTGCAACATATCCGTCGTCACCTGCACGGCTTGCAAGCTGTGAGGCTACTTTTGAGGCGTCACCTTTCTTTGTTTCAGCCTCGGTTGGGTTACCACTACCTCCTTTGTCTACACTACCAACGAGCATACTCTTTGTTGTGAGTGAGCCGTCTTGATTGCGCATAATAACGTCAACATATTTTGAGCCGTTACTTTCACGAGAGGTTGAAGTGACAATGTCAGCCTTTGGATTTTTACTTTGCAGACTTTCATAAAAGCCACTTGGCAAACCTGCCTGCATTTCCATTTTTGTAATTGAGAGTTTTTGGTCAGCTGAAATATTTGCTAAATCAAGACCACCTGATTGAATTGAATTGTAAATAATTTGAGCATTTGCACGAGCATTATCTTGCTCACGTTCTGCGTCTGTTTTTTGGTCGTCAGCAATTCCTTTGACTGTATTAAAAAGCTGTAAGTTTTGAGAAAAAGCAGTGTTGTATTCGTCACTGGCTGTTGTATAGTCCAATTTCTTTAATGTCATAAGATTATTTACGACGTCGTATTTGGTCTTTAATTGGTTTGTAGCATATTCTTTTTGTCTCAAAACAGTATCAAGGCGTTCGTTGGCAGCACGTTCCTCCTCGCCAACACGTCACTCAATAACATTCATTGCCACAGGCTTACCCTCCTCGTTGGTTTTTTGTGCTCTGAAACTTGCTCTGATTTCATTCTCTTGATTTGATAAATCATTGACGGTTGTTTCAAGGTCTGAAATACCTGCCTTTGAAAGTTCATTTTGATATGTTTGTTCAAAGTTTGGTGCACTTGCTTTTGAACCAAGTCCTGACGTTATTGTTTTTTGTAAGTCAGAGAAAATATCTTGATACGATTGTGTTGAGGTTCTAACTGGTACGTCTGTTGTTTTTGAGGCAGCTGCTTTGTCTGTCTCTTGGTTTGCATTGATATAATCAGTAGCCGAACTTAAGTCGGTCACTGCGGTTGTTGTTTTAGGAACTGACCCTTTTTTGAGAGCACTCAACAGTGAGTTGTTTTGGTCAACACTTCCACTATAACCCTCAATACCGTATGTCTTGGCGAGAGACGCACGGGAATTAAAACTGCTATCTTTACCTGTACTTTTTAGGTAATCAACAACTGACGTATCAACATTTAAATTTGTATTTGCCATATATTATTTTTTTTCTTTTAATGAAAATTCTGTATCAAGAATGCCCCCTTGCGACCTCAAGAGCATAAGGAGTAATGTACCAAACAATGACGGTGCCCCAAAGCGGCGGTGAGGGAAAAGAACAACAAGGCGTTTACTCAAGCCAAGTTTATTAAGTAATTCTTTTTCACTTTCAAAATAGGCTCTGACTTTGTTGTCAATTTTTTCTTTATCTATTTTGTTTTTTTTCTTTAGACTTTTCATTGTTTTTATTATACCACTTTAACTTGTAATTGTAGAGCAACTATGCTGTGGATTGTCATTGTTACTACTAATTGCACTATGGCAACCTTGTTAAAATAAACATAAAATCTGAATTTGTAAGTGAGGCAGTGGCATTGTTATAAATTCTTACTCTGAAATAACTTGAGCTTTTTACAGAAACGACATACTCTCTAGT